CTACCTGTTTCCCTCCTGCAGGGCCTTCGCCTCGTTGGAGCTGTCCACGGTGATATGCACCGTGCCGGAGGGAAACAGGTAGCCCATGGCAGACAGCTTTTTGGCCGCCGCCACCTCGTTTCCGTGCTTGATCTGGGTGGCGGCCAGGGCCTTGATCTGGGTCTCGGTCATTTCCGGGGTAATAAGGTCAGCCACCTCGGCGGACAGGGCCTTCTTGGCGTCGTCCTCCAGGCCGGCGGCGGCGTTGATGGTGTCGGACAACAGCTTGAGGTTGGCGTCCTTCTTATCCGCCAGCTGCTTGGCGGCGGCGGCGCTGGCGGCCTGGGACTCGGCCAGGATGCGCGCCACGTCCTCCGCCGTGATGCCGGCCTTGAAGTCGGGCACCTGGATGGAAAGTTGCACCACCTTGTCGCCCACCTGCTCGGCCAGCTTCTTGCCGGAATCGGCGAAGGCTTCCATCAGGGCCACGGCGGCGGCCTCGTCGGTAACGGGTTTCACCGCCGTCTCGAAGGCGGAAACCAGCTGGTCAACGACGGGGGCGGACAGGGCCACGATGGCGGCCAGTTTGGCTTTCAACTTCTCGGAAAGTTGCTTCCACATGATTTGAATCTCCTCGGATAGGGTTTTTTCAAGCTCGGGATGGATCAGAGTGGGGCAGCTGTCGGAGTCGCACGAAAGCCGCACGGGGTCGAGGCGCTTGATGACAGGGCGAACCGTCAGTCCAGCACCCACCAGCACGGGGCCATGGGCGTTGCCGGATTCGTTGTCACGGAAATTCTCGTGGTATTCGGCGGAGAGATATACGTAGCCCTTGTTCTTCACGGCATCGATGCCGTATGGCGTCCACTCCACCAAGGCGCGTAGGCGGTCCCCTTCCACGGCCAGCTTCACTACCTTGCCCGCTGCTCCGTTGTCCGGGCGGTGGGCGACATCGATAAAGATGTCCTGGCCGTAGGTGCGCTTGTCGAAGTTCTCCACCATCGACAGGAGCATGTCCCGTGTGATTTCAAACTTCCCATAGCGCGGGTCTGAGAACGAACCGACACGTGTTACCGTCACCCAGCTTTGGGTCTTGCCATCCTCCAGGGTCACATGGAGGCCGGAAAGGAATCGCACTTTGCCGGTCTGGCCTTCAGAAAGACGGATGATTCGCGCTTGGTCCATGTCGCCTCGACGTATGGGCGGCCATCCGGCGGGAAGGATGCGAGCGAGCAAGAAACCCGCCGAAGGCCAAACTTTAATCAGACAGGGGCCAGAATGCCGGGAGAGGCAATACGAAAAAAGGGGTGGGAAATGCAATAAAAAACCCGCCTGGTGGCGGGTTATGACCGTGACGGTTATTTACTCATTGAACGCAATCAGCAGGAGCGTCTTCTTCGTGTAGAGGAATCTCCTTCAATAAATCGGAAGGCAAAATCCAGTATTGACCGAGAACAACAGCCATTTCTCCGACATGACGCAGTGGGTTATGGATTTCGTAGTGGGTTGGATAAGGATGGCTAACAACGTGTCCGTCCTTAATGGCCTGGTGAACCATGTCCATTACCCTATCGGCATCTTTGCCTCGCAGTCCGCCAGTTTCTGGATCCCATTCGAAATCCAGTCCATTTTCGTGCCAAACGGCAGGAGCAAGTGAAAATTCACGGTACATAATGGAATAGCAGCCCTATCACCAGATTGAACATTTCTCTGTCGTGTTGAATGACTTTCTCCAGTCGCAGGGGATTACCTCCTAGAACATCCTCGAAGGCCATAGTCATCACTTCCAGGGCTCCGTGCTTTCCTAGATAGGAATAACCCGAATACTCTTTCCCTTGATATGGGTTGATGTACTTGTCTTCCCTGGTCACTTCCTTGATAGCATAACCATGCCCCGGGAACAAATCCTTTAAGCGCTTGAGTGGATCTCCTTTTGTTCTACGCTCGTGCATATCCTGAAAATAATCGTCCAGTTCAGGTATGGCATGTTGCAGTCGGTGGGAAAATTCGTGCACAGCAGTGGAGAACCCTCCGGCGCTGATGAAACCGTCACCACCTCTTATCTCCCTTTTCCCGAATCCGGTAACCTGACGGAGAATTCCGGCGGATTCTGGGAGGTAGGATATTTGCCACCCACGTGCCCTCGATGCACGGGCAAATAGTCTCCCGTATTTATCTGCTGCTTTTGTCCAATCGTCAGGGAATAGCTTAGAAGCGGCACGCACCAGTTCCGCTCCCTTTCCTCCTCCTTCGACCTTTACTGGTGTGGAAGTTGGACGCGCTTTACCAAGTTCATTGAACAGCAACTCAGGAAAGTTGTCTCGAAATCCTCCCGGCATTCCTGATGCCATTTTGATAAGGTCGTCTCCGATGCCGGATCCCAGTCCTATCATGTCGTCCAGCGTCTTTGGCAATGCCTTTTTAGGAAGAGCAGGAGGCTTTGGTTGCTGAAGTAGCGGGCCGATTCTCTTTTGCACGGATTTCCACGGCGAGCGGATCATTCCTTGAGACAACAAGCCGGCATCGTAAGCATCGGTCTTATTGGCTCCAAGAGCCCCCTTCCGCTGCTCTGGAGTGAGCCTTCCAAGAGCCTGCATGGGAGTTTCCTTGCCCTGCTTGTCTTCTTTAGTCACCTCGTCCTGGAACACCACTTCCAAATAAGAGAGTGTGTTGGGGTGGGCCGGCCAGGGACATTTCTCCCTGCTTGGGTACACCCCAGGACCAAGTCCGTACAGGTTCTGCCTGGCCAGGAGGTCGCAGATGTCAGGCTCTGGGTGGGATGGAGAGAGCAGGAAACGCACGCCGGCCGCGTCAGGGTGGTCAAGGGCACCCTTGATATAGGCCTCACCATGGGCCCGGTTCAATTCTGTTCTGAAAAGGCGCATGGCATTGTCCATCGGAGAACCTTTTCCCGTCAGAACGCCTGATACTGTCTTGACTATTGCTCCTGCATTTGAGGATTTCAGTTTATCGGCAATGTCATAGGGGATGGTTTCTCCCCTGGCCAAGAACTCCCTGGCGGACTGCCCTGCGCCATGCCCCTGGATAACCGCCATTTCTATGGCATTGACAACCGCATCCCGTGCGTGACGGTCTAGGCGCCATATCCTGTCAGAAAGTTGCAATCCATCGGAGGCCACAAATGTTCGGACAAAATTAAGGGCGTCATCGGATATTTTCATCGCGGCTGGCGCAGATAGAACATCTGCTCCGCCAATGGGAAAGGTTACAGGGTTTTTAATCGCCTCCGTAACGCCTTCTGCCGTCATCGGTCTAACTCCGAGATAGGACGCCTGAGCCATGCTATCCTGCAGAAGTGCCTCGCGCTGCTTCGCCAGATCGTCCAGCCTCCCCTGCACCTGGGCGAGAAGATCGCGAAGTTGCGCGAGTTGCACATTCCCGTCTACGCTGGAATAAATCTTGATCTGTGCGCCAATATCTTCCGCGGCATGGCGGTAGAGTTCCTCGACATTTTTCAGCGACTCCGCATCAAGAAAGTCCATTTCTTTCTGGGCGGTAAGCGTTGCCCGCTTGATTGCTGCACGAATGGCGGGATCAGCCATTGCTCACGCTCGTCATGCTCTCCCCCTTGGGGGCGTTTCCTGGGGTGATCTTCACCGCGCCAATCTTGTTGGGTTCTGGGTAGGGGTCGGTATTTTTTGCTTCCCACTCCCGGCGCCGCTCCACGTAGGCTGGGTCGTAGCCAAGCTCTTCCCATACCATTCCCTGCGGCAGTCCCATGGCCTTGAGCTTGAGGCCCCGGTCCACGGTCTGGTTTGGCGTCTCGGTACGTCGCTCGGCGAATGTGACGGTGAAGTCTTCATCGTCAGGGTTTATTCCTTTGAGCAAGAGGTGCAGGCGGAATCCCTGTTCGTAGGCGAAAGCCTGTGTGTCCTGAAGCACGTCCACCTCATCGTAGTAGTCTCGCTTCAGGTCTTCCAGAATGTCCCGCGCCATGCCGTCGGTGTATCCCATCAGTCCCTTTGGAAACGGGGATCCGGCGAAGAAGGTGTCAAGCAGATGAACAATGTCTCTGATCTGGTCCAGGTTGGCATCACCCTGGATGGCGGATACCCCTCCCTTCTTGTTGAGATAGAAGTCGGTGGTGATTTCCCCCTGATCGTTCTCCACCTGGGCCCTGTATTTCTCGATGTCTGAATCAGAGGCGCCTTCCAGCACGTGTGCCAGTCGCAACGGGGCACGAGTTCGGCGGCGGATTACCAGGTCTTCTTCCGTCATCGTCAGCTTGCGCCATGTGGTGCGGGCAGAGTCCAGGAAGGGGCGGCCAAGGCTGCCAAGATCGTCGAAGTTGTCAGCATCGAATCTGGCCACGAATAGTTGCCATAGCGGGAAGGAGGCTATTTCCTGGCCGGTGAGAATATCGAACTGGACATAGGCCCGCGTCACGTCCTTGAACTGGCCGCCTGCTCCAACATTAGGAAGAATGGTTTCGGACGGCATCCGCACCCCGGCAACCACGTTGAATTCCTTATCCAGCACCCATTGGATGGGAAGGTTTCCTTCCATCACCAGGCCCCGGGCGTCAGATTTCAACTTCTCCACCCGGTTTAACTGGAGGCGGCGATGGAATTCGTCCCACATCTTGGCCAGGGTTTCGTTTCCTCTGGCCTGCTGCATCACCAGTCCGCCCTTGATGGTGTCACGAGCAACACGGCTATGAATACGTCGAACACGACCATCAAGCCGATCCATTTCTCGGATGTCCAGAATAGCCTGGCGCAGGTCTGGATCAACCCACATCATGCGGTACAGATATTTGAGCTGGTCTTCCGGCGTTGACCGGTAGCCGATCTCGCTGGACCCGGATTTCTCAGTGGCAATTTCCTGAGGCAAGGACTGGTCCTTGTTCAGGAATGGGAACATACGTTGCAGCAGGCCCATGTTCAATCCTTTCCTTTTTCCGGTGAAGTAAAAATCTCTACCTTGCGCACGCACCGCCACCCGTCAACAGCTCCTCGCTCGTGCAGCTCCTTGATGAACGGCACCAGTTCTGGAAGATGTGAATGGACCATAGCCCGCCTTTCGGCTATCTGCGATTTTTCCTCCTCGGTCAGCGCCCGCGCTTTCCTTTTCTCGGGTTCCTTGGTAGTTGGATGAAAATCCGCTCTATGTCCTCTGGCTTTGGCGTATTCATTCATACCGACATTCCGAGAAGTTGTTCCCGCGTCTGTTTTCTGTGGGCGATTACCGGCGGAGTGTAGTCCTCACCCCGCGTCTCGAGCGCCCACACGGCTGCGCATTTTGCGTCGAAGAGGTCGTCTCCGATCTTCGGGTCGGCCATCTTGAACTTGGAGTAATCCGCCTTGGTCTTCTCCTCCTTGATGTTCGCCAGCTGGCGCACCATGTCTCGGAAATCCTCCTCTACCTCAGTGGCCGGCGAATCCTCGTCGAACCACGGCAGGACCGCCCTTCCATTGTGGTAGATGCTGCGCAGGCTGCTGGCCATGGCGTGCTTGGTCATCCCCTCGAAGCGAATGGGCGCGAAGGCCCACTTCCACCAGGTGCTGGCGGTGCTCTGACCGTCGCCAATGGACATCCGGTCAATGTCTATCAACCCTTGTCGAAACAGTGCGTCATTCACCGAGGTCAGCAGGCCGATGCCGTAAGCGTCCCCCATGGCGTAGTCCGGCCGGAAGTAATCCCACAGGGCCAACAAGTCCCGCTCGATCACCTTCTCGTCGGTGCCAGCCCCCCAGGTCGTGACGAAGGGGAAGGTGACGAAATTCCCCACCAGCTCCGCCACCACCAGGGCGGAACGGGAAGCGTGCAGGCTCTCTCCATGGCCTAGGTGGTCGTAGCCGAACGCCAGCAGACCGCGCCGCTTGTAACGAACTCCTGGGAGAGGACCGGCGATTTCCAACCCGGCCGCCAACCCTACGGATTTCGCCCGGCGGATGTGTTTTTCCCATATCCAGTTCTGCGCCGCGATGTTCATGCACAGGAATTGGCGTATCCACTCGCTGGAGGTCTGCTGCGCCCGCATGTTGGATACCCAGTCGGCGTTGATGATTCCGAGTTCTTGGCCGAGATACACGTCCACCGTTGGGAGAACGTGGTACTGCCCGGAGTCGATCAGGCTCTGCAGAACGTCGGCGCCCTTGAATACGCCAGAAATGCGTATTTGCGGGTCTATTTTCACGTCCACCCCGAGCCGCTCCGCGGCACCGAGCATTGGGAGGAATCTGGATAGAAGGCGATCCGCCGGCATGTCGTCAACTTCTTCCAGGGAGGCGATGGCCAGGGAGTCTCCGTCGATCTGTCCCATGATGCCGTAGGCGGCCGCTTTAGATCCGTTGGCGAACTGGAATCCTGTGTCGTTAAGCCGCTTCCTACCCCTGGAGTAGGCGATAAAGGCGTCCAGCATGGGTGAGCGCTTTATGGACTCCAGCATGTAGTTCAGGTTGTTCTGGCTCTGCTGCTGGCGTGGAGCAACTACGCCAAGCTCCAACGCCTTTTTAATGGCTAGCTGCTCAAGGTTATAGAGTTCCTTGGTGGATGTCTTACGGGTCCGGCGGCATGAAAAATCCAGGGTGTTCGGGTGCTGATCCATCTCGATCATCTTCAGCACCTGAACGGGGTCCAGCTTCACGTTGTGGACATGCTTATGCCATAGAGCGTGGGGACATACTCCGTTCTCATCAGGTTTTGCGTAACGCTGTATCTCAGCCTCGGCACGATTGACCAGGCGCAGTCGTTCTGTCGCAGAAACACGATCACCCGCCACTGTTCTGCTCCTGGTACTCGATCAGAACCGGGTCGGCCTGCTTGATGACCCGCGCACGCTCGAAGACATCCCTCAGGCCTTCCAGGGCATTCACTTGCCGGCGCTGATAATCCGCCATGCTCTCCCTCGATTCGGACTCCTCCACCAGGCGGCCCATCTCTTGTTCCTCCGCCTCAATTACCTTCACCGTCATTCCCATATCGGCAAGGGTGAGGTTGGCACGTGAAAGAAGCTCTCCGAGAGGCTTGAATAGCGGGTGGGAGAATACGTTTTCCATCAGGATGCGGCGATGTCCCTCCTCATCCATATATTCCGCCACCACGATCTGTCCTTCCTTGTCGGTGTAGTAGACAGGCTTCGCCATCTTTACTCCGTCGGCAAGAATGGTCTGCATGATCTGCTGCACGATGGCAAATACGGATGCCTGGAGGTCGGCGTATATCCCTGACAGGTGCTTCGGGTTGCGCTGCTCGAAAGCCGCATGGTGCAGCAT